CAAAATAACTTTATATTTATACATTAGTAATGTACCTGAAAATCGATTGGTTGAGATACTAGAGAATTATTAATTATTTGATGCTTCGTAAGCAATTCATTACACCATATTCCATCTCTTTCTATAGATTGCTTATGTAATTGACCAATATGATAATAAATTGAAGAAAAAATATTCATGGCACTTGGTGCTCCCATATTAAACCAATCGCTTACCATTCCTTTTGGTTGATTCAATTCTTGATAAAAAATCATATTGTCAGGAACTTCAAATTCACTAAAATCTAGTCTAACGTGAGGACCATAATCAAATCTGTTACGAATTACCAGGTCATACTTAACCCCAGTATCTAAGGAGTATTCTTCACGAAGTTGATTGGAAATCATAATACTATACCACATACTGTAGACAGCATCAACAAGATAATCTTTAGCTAAGTCAATACCACATTCTTTTCCCCAAGACCAACACTCATCGAAGCACCTATCAGTAAATTCTAAACTTCTATCTCTCCAATTTTTTGGTTTTTCAATTTTGTAGGATTTTGGTTTATATAATTCTAATATTTTTTTATCCGCATCCTGAGAAACAATATTATTTTCTCTTCCGGGAATAACACTTTTTGTGCTTAAATTTTCTGGATCATACCATGCGTGGACAAAAACATCCACATCATTTGTATCTAGAATTGTATTTTTTAATTTATTAAATCCTATTTCAATATTCCTTGGTTGACCAGAAAGACATAATGCAACTTTCATAAAAAAATAATTCTCCAGATTATTATTGTTTCTTTGGATATTAGATGTTGAACAAGATGAGTCTTAGTTTATAGAGTTTATCTATTTAAGATAAATCATTAAACATTAAATTTTTCTTTAATCTCCATAATTAAATCTAAATTATTAGAAGCAACACCAAGACCAAAAGAATTAGTAAAATTAACTTTTGGAACTTCCAGTTGTGAAAAGAAAAGACCTGCACCTTCTGGATTTGAAATAGTATCATGAAAAAGAATCACACCATTTTCTTTCAATAAAGGTGCCCATGTATCACAGTCATTTTTACAGTTTTCATAATCATGAAGACCATCAATATGAAGAAGATCAATTTCTTTATCCCAAACCTTTGCTAGATCGTTAAAATATCCTTTGATAATTTTCAAATTATCAAGTCCAAGTTTTTCTTTAACTGACAATACAAATTGATAATCATCATCTTCTCGTGGACCATGAACAGAAACATCAAAACAATCAATACCATAAACAGAATTTTCTTGGCATAAAGCCATCAAAAATGATGAGTATCCATAATCAACACCAAGTTCAACAGTAACTTCTGGTTTAATACGACCAATCAACCATTCTACAAATGCTCTATGACTTTTGGGTGGATAATTCCATCCTGAGGGGATATTTCCAAGAATATCTTCAACTTTAGTATCTTCAAGATTTAATACATATTCTTTAAAATTATTTTTTTTGTTTTCAACCCAAGAAAAATTTTCAATCATTGATCTGCTCCTTAATCCAATTATAAGTTTTACGAATTCCTTCTTCAAGTGTTTGAGAATAGTCCCAATTTAGTTTTTCGCGAATCAAATCATTATTAGAATTACGACCACGAACCCCAAGAGGGCCATCAATATGATTTTTTTCAACTTGTTTGCCAGCAACTTTAGCAGCAGTATCTACAAGTTGATTGATAGTCACCATTTCTTCTGAACCAATATTAACTGGTCCAATAAACTCCGACTCCATCATTCTTCGGGTTGCTTCGATGCATTCATCAATATACAGGAAGGAACGAGTTTGTAAGCCATCTCCCCACACCTCGATGGTTCCACCTTCTTCTGGAAGATATGCGACTTTACGGCAGATTGCGGCTGGAGATTTTTCTCTTCCACCTTCCCAGGTCCCTTCAGGTCCAAAGATATTATGATAGCGAGCAACCCGAACAGGGATCCCGTAATTACGATGATAAGCGAAAAATAATCGTTCTGAAAAAAGTTTCTCCCATCCATATTCACTATCGGGTGCTGCAGGGTAGGCGGATTCTTCACGGCAATCAGGATTATCTGGATCTAATTGATTATATTCTGGGTACATACAGGCAGAACTAGAATAGAAAATTTTAGTCTTATTGACCTGTTTATATTCATTAAACTTATGAACCGATTCTAAAACATTCAAATTAATGGTTGCAGAGTTATGCATAATATCAGCATCATTCTCACCTGTGAAAACAAATCCAGCACCACCCATATCAGCAGCAAACTGATAGATTTCATCAAATGGTTCAAGATATTGTGATGCTACAAAGTGATAAAAGTTTCCAAGATATCCCTTGAACTGAATCACCTTCTCAACAAAGTTCATATCTCTCAGGTCTCCCTGAACGAATTCATTTGCCTCACTCATAGAAAATTCAGGATACTTAAGATCTACACCACGAACCCAGTATCCTTCAGATCTCAGTCGTTTTACCATATGACTACCAATAAATCCACCAGCACCAAGAACAAGTGCTGTCTTTTTATATTCACTCATAGAATATTCTTTAATTACCTCTTATATATTATACATTACAAACAAATAAATTACAATCTATTATACCAATCAATTGTTTTTTCTAGTCCATCTTCCAAAGTAAATTTAGGATACCACTCTAATTCGTGACGAATTTTAGTAATATCGGTAGAATATCTACGATCATGGCCTGGTCTATCCTTTACATATTCTATCATACTTTCATTCATATTCATATGCTTAAGTATCATACGAATTAAATCAATATTCTTAACCTCACATTCTCCACCAATATTATACTTTTGCCCTACCTGACCTTTTAACCAAACCTCACATAATGCCTCACAATGGTCTTGGACGTATAACCAATCCCGAACTTGATTACCATCACCATAAACAGGAACTTTTTTACCTTGCTTTAAATTTGTAATTGCTTTTGGAATCATCTTTTCAACAAACTGCCTAGGACCATAGTTATTAGAACAATTTGTAATAATCGCAGGCAATCCATATGTATTATGGTATGCCATTACAAAATGATCTGACGCTGCCTTAGAAGCAGAATATGGATTTCGTGGAGAATAATTAGAATTCTCAGTAAAGGATCCTTCTTCTATAGAACCATAAATTTCATCTGTAGAGATATGAATGAACTTTTCTACATTATACTTTAAGGATAAGTTTAATAAATTAACCGTGCCAGAAATATTTGTACTAATAAAAGGAGAGCAATCTTCTATAGAATTATCTACGTGACTTTCTGCAGCCAAGTGAAAAACTGCATTTGGTCTATGTTTTTTAAATACAAAATCACAATTGTATTGATCTACAATATCAGTTGTATAAAATTTTACTTGGTCGGGAATATTGTTCCAATCAGCAGCATAAGTCAATTTATCGATACAAATTACTTCTTCATCAAATGTTTTTACTAAATGATGAAGTAAGTTACTGCCAATAAATCCTGCGCCGCCTGTTACTAGAATAGTCATATTATTTTAACTTCACATCATATTTTTTAATTGAAAAAATACCTTAGATATTCCTTCTTGTATATTAGTTTTAGGTTGCCACCATTTAGTTATAAATGTATCTGGTCGATTTCTTTTATCTAACTGGACGGTATCCTTTTCTTCTGATGGAACTACTTTTACACCATATTTACCAATTAAGTTAAATTGTCCTACAATAATTGAAGCAACATCAATAATCTTAGTTGAATTAAAACTTGTAATGTGAAGTTTATCTTCTGGACGAAACTCATTATAATTCAACATAATTGTTTCTAATGCCTCACAACAATCTTCAGCATATAAAAATTCTCTTTCTTCCTGGCCATCAGTAAGCATATCAATTACGCCAGTTTCAAAACCTTTTTTAATAAAATCACTAATTACGTGAGACTTTTCTAGATCACTCTCAATTCCATAAACATTCCAGAAATGAACGGTAAGACCTTGAAGAGTTTGAGTATAGAGTTCTCCTACTCGTTTCATTACTCCATAAGGAGAATAACTCATATTACTCATTTGAGACGAGGCAAATACAAATCTCTTTTTATACTTCTCAAGTAGTTCAAAGACATTCACCATCAACCTTGTATTATTATTAATAAAATCGAATGTGTGTTGATACTTTTTAAGATAGCGAGATCCACCAACATCAAATGCAAGGAAGAATACAAAATCTGCATCTTCAATTACCTTATTAAGTTCCAAATTGGGGATGATTCTCATATCCTGGTGTTCGCCATTTAAAATATCAAACTCATAGACTTGATGATTTTTGTTGCGAAAATATTCAGTTAGATATTTTCCTATTTGTCCCGATGACCCTAAAATAGTAATCTTCATTTATTGAAAGTATTCTCGATATTATTATACAAAAAAAGGAGAGTTTAGTCAACTCTCCTTTAGGGTCTTTTAGGCTCGCCACCAATTCTTTGACTGGAAATTGGAAACCAGGCGGGAGTTGATTCCCATCCGCACCAACGTCATTTGAGAGATGCCGTAAACTCATAATAGGGTCATATTGACTCCACCAGTACTTTTAGAGTCTCTCCGTGACTAAAGGGGTTCATCACCGACCAGGGCTAGTTTTAAGTCATACCGGGACTATTCTTCATCTTCCTCACCATC